TACTACTCCGACAAGATACTGAGTGAAGAGTTCCTAGAGGAAGAACTAGAGTCTCTGCTTCAAGAAGAGAGAGACCTAATAGATAGAATTAAGAATGGAGATGGACCTAGGGTATATGACTAATGGCCCCTTGCCCAAAGGCAAGACTATTATACACCCATCCTATCAGGTTGTCAAGGAGAAAATGACATGAGTGTATCAGGAGAAATAGAAAACTTAGAGTACGAGATCAAGCAACAAAAAAATAAACTTGAGGATTTAGAGAAAAGACTTGACAAGATACTCATGGTTCTCCTCGTTTCCTCAAAAGAGGAAAGACAGAGGGCAAAGGAGAAGTACGAGGCTAATCGCAGCTTCGATGAGTACGGTAACTACGGCGAGAACAACCCACCAGTGGGTCACTCCTTCGGTCAACCGTTAAGAAAGAAACAAGTATGGAGAACGTGTGTATCCTGTGGGGGTCCATCTTACAATGACTTCTGTGGGTTTTGCCAAGAGGAATTATAGAATGATGCACGAAACATTTGATGCTGAATTAGAAGTAGAGGTAACAGACAACACATGGCTCACAGTATGTGCTGACATCCTGACAGATGGTTACATATGCTACGAGACATGGAAAGACCTACCACCTGAGATCACCCTAGAGATTGAACCACAGTTCAGAATCAAGTATCTCTACGATGAAGAGGGCAACGAGTACAGTCCTAACCTCTTGACAGATGAACAATATAAGTCTATTATGGACAGGCTAGTTGAAGACTGGTTCGAGACTAGCATTCAGAATGGATTCGGAAGAGAGAGTATGCACTAATGAAAGACCACAAAGCAGACAGCCACTTCATAGGACATGAGCCATGCCCTAAGTGTCTCTCAAAAGATAACCTAGCTAGGTACTCAGACGGTCACGGCTACTGCTTTGGTTGTGAGTATTGGGAAAGTGGAGAAGAGGAAATGCAATTACAAGCACCTCAAGTAGTACACCTTGAGAAGATGACAGCAGTGTACAGAGGTATGCGAGGCATATCCAAAGAGACAATGGAGTTCTACGGGTGCTACACATACCTTAACAGTGACGGTGAGGAGAAGTACCAGCAGTATGTCTACCCCTCAGGCGGTATCAAGACAAGGTATTTCCCTAAGGAGTTCTCCGCTAAGGGTCTCAAGTCAGATGAACTATTCGGCATGAACCTATGGAATGCTGGGTCAGGTAAGATAGTCACGATCACAGAGGGTGAACTAGATGCTATGTCAGCATACCAAATGTGCAAGCACCAGAGATATAACTCAGCCTTCGTGTCATTACCTTCAGCCTCACCTAGCAGACGCCTATGGGAGAACGTAACTGACTGGCTCAAGTCCTTCGAGAAGATAGTCCTGTCAATAGAACATGACGAGGCAGGGAATGCAGTAGCTCAGAAGATAGCTAACCTCTTCCCTAACAAAGTGTACAGGATGAAGCACGACAAGTACAAGGATGCCAATGAGTTCCTTCAGGCAGGTGAACGGGATTCATACTACCATGCTTGGTTCAACGCACAGAAGTACACACCTGAGAATATCATTAATACACCTGACCAGTTCCTAAAGCTGTACAATACATCAGAGGAACACGTCTACGTAGAGACAGGTGTACAAGACTTCGATGACCTGTGCATGGGCCTGATGCAGGGACACTTCACTCTGTTCAAAGCACAGACAGGCATAGGCAAGACTGAGTTCATGCGATACCTAGAGTACAGACTCTTGAGTAAGTACCCAGAGATACGCATTGCAGCTTGGCACATGGAAGAGACAAAGCTACGTAGCGTCCTAGGTCTGGTGTCATACAAACTAGGAGAGAACGTAACACGAAAGGACTTGATCCAAGAGAAAGGACTAGACCGTCAAGTACAAGAGGCTATCACTGACTTGACTAAAGATGAAAGGCTATACCAATTCTTTCTCAATGACGAGGATGACCCTCTTGAAATCCTTAACCATATCAGGTATCTTTCTCAGGCATGTGGTGTGCAGTACATATTCTTTGAACCAATACAGGACATAGCAGCTAACATGTCAGGAGAAGAAAGCAAAGAGCAATTCCTAGCTGACCTAGCTGTCAGGCTATCCAAGCTGGCTGCTGAGTTGAACGTAGGTATCATAACTATTGGTCACACCAATGATGATGGGGCTGTCAAGTACTGCCGCATGATAGAACAGAGAGCATCCGTTGTTGTCGAACTGCAACGAAACAAGATGGCAGAGGATGCAGATGAACGTAACACAACGAAGCTTCTGGTCACCAAGAACAGACCAGTAGGTCCGACAGGCTACGCAGGTCAGCTTTCGTTTGACACAGCTTCGTTTACAATGAAAGAGAAGTATGGATTACTTTAGCCTATGGCCTACCCTGTGTGGTGTCATCTACGCCTTTGGTGTAGCTCTGCACTACCTGCATGTGGGTGCTGTCTTTCATCTACTGGATAAGTACGATCAGATAGACAGACGAAAACAATTATTCTGGTCTTTGCTATGGCCCTTGACTGTAATACAAATAGGAGTATCAAAGGATGACACTTAAAGTCGTAGCTATGGACATTGAGACAGATACTTTAGATGCTAGTCGCATCTGGGTTATCTGTGGTCAGGATGTCAATACAGGTGAGACCTACGAGTTTCACAATCCAGACAAAATAATAGAAGAGGGTATAGACTTTGCTAATTTCTGTGATACTGTTGATCTGTTTGTGTTTCACAATGGCATTGCTTTTGATGTACCTGTGATTAACAGACTGCTAGGCAAGAGGATTGACCCTAGTAAAGTACTGGATACTCTTGTTGTATCTCGCTTCATTGACTACAACCTGCAAGGTGGGCACTCACTGAAGGCTTGGGGTAAGCGTCTGTCTGACTTCAAGATGGACTTCAATGACTTCTCTAAGTTCTCTCAGGAGATGGTAGACTACTGTCATCAGGACGTAGCTGTCACTGTTAAGCTATATCAGAGGTTCCTACCTGTACTCAAGGACGAGACACAACAAGAAGCTATCAAGGTGGAGCACGACATTCAGATTCTATGTGAGGAGATGCACAACAATGGTTTCTTCTTCGACAAGGAGAAGGCAGAGCATCTGCTAGATGAGATTGAACTGCGTATGGCAGAACTAGAGGATGGTTTCCAAGAGGACTTCCCACCCCAGCTAGAAGAAGTCAATCGTATTTTGTACAGGAAAAAGTCAGATGGGGACTTGACAAAGGTTGTCAAAGATGCTATAAAGAAATACCCTAAAGTCAAGATCAGTTACGATACATTCCCAGCCCAGCTTATCTGTATGGATTGGGTCAAGTTCAAACCATCGTCACCTAAGATGCGTATCGAAAGACTATGGGATGCAGGTTGGAAACCAGTGGACAAAACCAAAGGACACATTGAGTATGACAGAGAACAGAACCGAAGATAGAGGCTCTAAGTTTGCTAAGTATGGTTGGACTCTATCTGAGACTAACCTTAGCACACTGCCTGAGACAGCCCCTACAGGAGCCAAACGTTTAACTGAGTGGTTGACCCTTGAGGGTAGACGTTCCTCACTGGTGGAGTGGCTGGGCCACTGTGGTGACGATTCTCGTATTCATGGGCAGTTCATGGGCATTGGTGCATGGACAGGACGCATGGCTCACAGAGCACCCAACCAAGCTAACATCCCTGCTGAGTTTCATGGCACACCTAAGTCAGCAGTAGAGGAAGTGAAGGCTAAGTATGACGGTCAGTTCAGAGCACTATGGACTGTGCCTGAGGATAGCTGGCTGGTAGGTACAGATGCTGAGGGCATACAGCTACGGGTGCTAGCTCACCTGATGAACTCAGAGGAATATGTTAACGCTATCGTGTCAGGAAAGAAGGAGGATGAGACTGACATACACAACCTAAACCGTAAGGCTCTAGGTATGTCACATGTAACAAGAGACATGGCTAAGACTTTCATCTATGCCTTTCTGCTAGGTGCAGGTACAGGCAAGATCAGTCAGATTCTTAACGTATCAAATAAGGAGGCAACACAAGCAGTCGATAACTTCATGGAGTCTATCCAAGGATTAGCTAACCTCAAGAAGAAGATCATACCTCATATCGCAAAGCGAGGATACTTCATTGGGTTGGATGGACGCAAGGTGCCAGTACCATCTGAGCACAAGACCTTGGCAGGTATGTTACAGAATGGTGAGGCTGTGATCATGAAACACGCAGCACTTGACTGGACATACAAAGCTAAACGTCAATGGATTAACTTCAAGCTAGTCACTTGGCCTCACGATGAGTGGCAGACAGAAGTGACAGGACCATACAAGGATGCTGAACTACTAGGTGAGATACAACGTCAAGCTATCGTTGATGCAGGTAAGAACTTCAACATGGTCTGCCCTTTGGCTGGATCAACTGACATAGGTAAATCTTGGAGGGACACACATTGAGTATAGGTTCTTTAATTTTTGCACTATTACCTGTAATTTATGTCTTGACAATAGAGGTAATAACGTATATGATGAACCGATCAACAGCCAGCAAAGGAGATTCTGATGGCTTCTAAAACTAAGTACGGTGTATTCGAGGGTGAACTCTACTATGCCCGTCTGCACACAGACAACATGGATGACTCTGAGTACCATGAACGTACCTCAGGCCAGTTCAATACTGTCTTCATTCCTAAGGATGACGAAGAGATTAACAAGATGGTTGAGCTAGGTTTTCCTGAGGAGTCAATGGGTAACAAGATGATCAAGCCATTCGATGCAGCAGGTGGACGTAAGGGTATGAAACTCAAGCGTCCTAATGTACACCCATCAGGTATTGATGACTTCGGTGGAGCACCATCTGTCACCAAGGGTACAACGAATACACCTTGGGACTACATCGAAGATGGTGCACTTGGCAATGGCACTAAAGCTAAGGTCAAGATTTCTATCTACGGCAAGGGGTCAACTGCCTCTGTCCGTCTTGAGAAGGTAGGTATCATTGAGCACGTACCTTACAAAGAACTAGAGATGGAAGATCGTTGGTAAGATGAACAACAGGCGCAACCCAATGGCTAGGGACTTGAGGCAACCCAAGTACAAGCCTAGGGTTGTGCCTGACAAGAAGAAACCTAAGCCAGTACGTAAAGAGAAACACAAAGGTAAAGACAGTATAGAATGATTAAAGCAACCCTGATGGATTACATGGGCAGTGATATTACTGTCGTTAATGCTGCAAGAGTGTCCTTCGGCAAGAAGTCCAGTAACACATATACAACAGCCAAAGATGAGAAACTAATCTGGTATCTGGCAGAGCACAAACACATGTCACCCTTTGGTCATTGCTTTGCCAGCTTCCACGTTAAGGCTCCTATCTTTGTGGCTAGGCAGTTGGTCAAGCATAAGTTCCTACGTTGGAATGAGATTAGCCGTAGGTACGTTGATGATGAACCTGAGTTCTATATGCCTGACGTCTGGCGTAAGATGGCGGAGAACGTGAAGCAAGGGTCTTCCAAAGAGCAATTAGTGTTGAATGGGGTAAAAGTTTGTAAGTATTGTCAAACCGAGCTGGAGTTCCTGCGTAAAGAAGATGAAAAGATGAAGGTGTTTTGCTCCACAAGTTGCCAAGGGGCTTTCTACCGTAAACACACTGACAAGGGTTGGGCTACAGCAAAGCACTCAAGCCTACGGGAGTCTGCGTTGAAACGTGGCATTCACTTCGATCTGACCGTTCAGGACATCATGGATGTGGGGAGGCCTAAGGTCTGTAAGTATCTGGAGATTGAGTTGGACTATGCATCAACATCTGTTGCACCCAACTCCCCGTCTGTGAACAGAGTTGACCCCTCTCTTGGGTATGTAAAGGGGAACATTGAGGTCATCAGTAACAAAGCAAACAGCATGTTGTTGAATGCAACAAAAGAAGAACTGAGAACCTTCATCAAGAATATCGGGCTAACTCAGTTTGGCGTGTTCACTGAAAGTGCTGACTCAATCGAGGGGTTCTACCAAGAAATGAAAGTGCTATACAAGCGCCTCATAGATGGGGGGATGTGTGCTGAACAAGCAAGGATGTTTATGCCAAACTCGCAGATGACAGAATGGTACTGGTCTGGATCACTTGACGCATTCGCTGCTATGTGTAAGCTACGCTGTGCCAGTGACACACAGTATGAGTCTCGGGTAGTTGCTGACCAGATCAGTAAAGTGATGGGCAAGATATTCCCTGTGAGTTGGGATGCGCTTATGACCTATAGTTCATAAACTATAACTATGATTTATAGGTCATAGACTATGAAAGGAGAAACCAATGACTGACGATCTGGTGAAGCGGTTGCGTGAGGGTGATGAGTTCGAACAGTCTATGATGGCTGAAAGAGCAGCCGACCGCATTGAAGAACTGGAGAGCACTCTATCCTTGCGCACAGCCCTACATGGGGAGGCTACCTACGTCATCGAGAAACTTGAGGCGAAGCTGGCGAAGGCGGTGAGACTCATGGACTTATCGGTAGAACTGGCTCGGTGGGAGTTAAACCGAGAGCTACAAGATGAATTGATTGTTTTTTGCACCGACCTGAAGGGAGAGAAGTGATGAGTACTGAGGATGTATGGTACGTGGAGGTTAAAGTTACCAAAAAAGAGTGGCGTGAAATCTCCGGTGAGACCTTTGGTGAGGCTTTCGAAAAGTTGGAGCTTGGTGTGGGGGAGAAAGTTACTAGACGTGTTGCCCGACCTAATCAAAAATGGCATCGCAATAGATACACACACGGAGAGAAGGATGAGTAACTGTCCATCCTGTCGTGAACCACTGGACTATCCCTCTGGAGATGGATGCGCTGCTATGAATATGCACAAGGAGAAACCAATGTCTGACTACAAGATCGTATCAAGTGACCTCACAGACAGGTTCACAGCTATGCTGAATGACTACAAAGATGACTTCGAAGAGGAGATTGTTGTAGTCTCCCTCATGAAGTACTACGACCTGTGTTCTAAACCAGACAAGATTGACAACACAGTGGATGAGTGGATTGATCCTGATGAGGACTTGCTCTGGGCTATTGAGAGGGTACTGCAGGACTACATGACAACAAGTGACTTCGATTCTTGGCTAAGAACCCGAGGTTACCCTAAACGGTAATATCTTCCGTATATGCGGAGATTAGACGTAGTATTTTCCGCAAAAGGTAAGTAGTAGCACAGCTACGCAGTGAAACGGAGAATGTAGGCTTCGTGCTACATATCTCTGGATTATGACTTACGTGTGATACACATACGAGAAGGACGGAACTGATGGATATTACCTTAGACACTGATGAGTTAGGTATCTGGCTCATAGAAGAAACCGAAGATGGACCTAAGCAGTTGGGTATGGTATCTTGGAAACAGATCACACAGGGTGTACAGACTGCACTACTACAGGAAAGATTCCTGATTGCACTAGCTAAACTTGATGAGGTGGAGGGCTTATTAGATGAGTGAGTATGATAAAGACGCAGGTATCATTGGTGTCGAAACCGTAGAGGAACACGAAGACGGTGGTGCAACATTTAAGTTTCACATGGATGCACATGCCCGTAGGTTACTCACAGAGGAAGGCTTGAAGCTAGTGATGTACTGTGCAGCAGCTAAGATGGATATGCAGTTGGTATATGACTTCATAGAGGATCACATCAGATACAACAAAAATGAGGAGCAAGATGAGTAAACAAGTTCTGATAGATGGAGATACCTTTGCTTATCGTGCAGCATTCTCCTGTGAAGACAATGACGTAGAGGATGCAGTTGATAAAGTAGATGAACTCTTAGAGGACTCCCTGAACAAGGTCATGTGGGAAGTAAGTGATGAAGACTTCCAAGTATTCCTTACAGGCAAGGGTAACTTCAGGTACGACATAGCCACTACCCATGAGTACAAGGGCAACAGGAAAGACGCAGAGAAACCTAAGCATCTCCAAAGTGTACGTCAACACATGATAGAACAGTGGGATGCTATCGTGTCAGAAGGTGAAGAGGCTGACGATCTAATAGGAATCTGGTCTACTGAATACGGACCTGACTGTATCGTTATCTCAGTTGACAAGGACATGATGCAGTTACCTTGCAGACACTTCAACCCTAACCGTAGGTCTTTCTCTAAGGTGTCAGAAGTAGAGGGTAACAGGTTCTTCTACTCCCAGATACTCACAGGTGACAGGGCTGACAATATCATAGGTCTGTACG